ATCATTTATATCAACAACTACATCGGAGTTATCCAAAGCATCAACCATCACAAACGCTCTCCCAAACGCTTTTATATTTATCTTCGAGTTGTGTTTTACGTATAATCTGTGAACCGAGAACCCATCAACACTAATCGTGCAAGTGCAATTACCGAGAAAAACCCACGTTCCTCTTTCCTCTGTTGCGCAAATCATCGCATCGTCAATAAACACATCCTTTTGTCGTAATTCGTCACGGTGTTGCATTAAAAATTCATTTGATGGGAAATTATTTGCAAGACAGAAATCGATATTATCGAAGTAACACTGTATCATATCATCAATAGTCTTGCAATTGCGCAACTGGTCTAACCCTTGTCCGCAACCTTTCATTATTTCTGCTTCTGTTAGTAAGTATGTAAGTTCCATTATATCCTGCTGGTATTGGGTTTCGTATTTTTCTTTATATCATCAAGCTTTTCTTCCAGCTTTTTCAATCCATCTTCGAGATACGATGTATTGTCAGCAGCATCTCTCGTGTTCTGTCGTATTGCTTGCAATTCATTGAGAAGGCTGTTCAATTCTTTTGCCACATCCACAGGTGGGTTTTTTTCGAAGAATTCTTTGATTTGCCTGATGTCCATAGCCGTCATATTCCATAATCCGACGAGTTGCGATCCGGTTTGCTCGGTCATAGCTGCTTTTAGTTCGCCGGTAACGCCGGATGATGAGATGTCATCCTTAATGTATTTGTCTGCCCATGAATACCTTTTGTCGAGTTGATTTTGCAAGTCTGCGACCATCTGGTCAATGATATCGGCTTCTTGATCTGTAATACGGTCATCCGACCAAAATGCTTCAAGCTTTTTACGGATCGCTTCCATTGGCTTCGATACGTCCGCTTTCATCGCTTCGAGAATCATGCCTTTTATCATGCTTTTCACGAAATCTTTCCGTGATTTAGCCTTATCATCCCCGGCTGCCCACATATTCACATACGCCTGAGCGAAATTATCAATAGCAGACTGTATATCTTCACCGAATATGGCGTCAACGGCTTTGACCTTGTTTTCGGATATCTGTTTATCAATTTCGTCATAAGTGGCCTGCCACTCCTTGATTTTATTCTTATCGGTTTTCTTCTTTGCTTCCTCTTCCTTGATCTGCTGTTTTATCAGCAATTGCTGTTGTTTCAGAAGCACATTCTGTTGCTCGATGAGTTTTGAGGCGTCTTTGGAATACGCTTTATCAATCGCATCACCTAAAGCATCGTATGATTTTTCGAGACCGTCGATTTGGGCTTGCAGCTGTTGTATTTTTTTCTCCTTTACAGCATCGTTCATTCGTGTGATAGAGGTTACGACATTGGTAATTCCTGATGCAAGGCTTTTGATACCTCCAATAATGTCCCCACTATACAATTGAGCAATACCCATACCCGCCTCTCCAACGCCCCCTACAAGCTGCGTGATGTTCCCGGCCAGATCGGCACCATCATCCTTGCCAAACGCGGAAAAGATGGAAGAGATATTATTCCCGACGCTTTGCGCCATATCATTTACCTCTCCAATGCCGTTTGCAAGGTCCGACCAGGCTTTCTTTTTGTCTTTACCGCCCGTTTTCGGGTCTAATATCGCCTCGATGCTGTTACTGATTGCTTTGAATGTATTTTCCTTCAAATAGGCCTCTCGCTTAAGCTCCTTGATGGCTTTTATGATAGCTTCGAGTTTTTCTGGGGATTTACTCCATTCCTCGTTGAGAGATTTGAATTGCGCTTCTGTGATACCGAAGTCTGCACCGCTACCGGCATCCCACTGACCACCTAATACGAAATCCTTCATCCGTTCAGCTTCGTCCGCTATCTTTCGTAGTTCTTTCGAGGTTTTTTCCGAAGTGTCCTTGAAAAGTTCAGTGATCGCGGAAGTTGCTTTCTTATATTCATCGTCAAGACTGGCCAGCTCGGCATTCATCTTGATCCTTGCACCTGCTTGAAATTGCGAGGGTAATTCGGCTATCTCGCTTTCCCATTTTTTTGCGATAGCAAGCCGCTTCTGGTAGTAATCACCGAATTCCAATGCCAGGTCATTCCACGATTTCTTCGTATCATTGACGTACTGGGTGTTTTTTTGTGATATGATATCATCGTATGAGGATGCATCAACTTTGACAGTACTCCCGTCGAATGATTTCTTTACATAGTTCTTGTCTTTCTTTGATTTGACCTCTTCTTCTGCTTCAAACTCCTCTTTCCGTGCCTGGATGATACGGTTAATATAATCCTCTTTCTGCCGTTTGAGGTTTTGAATTTCAATTTGATGGTTCAACTCTCGCTGTTTCATCGTTCTGTTGAATCCATCGGCCATGGCGTCTATTTCGGCCTGGGATATTTCGTTGTCAAGATCCTCCCTGAGCCGCTTTTCTTCAAGCGCATTCTGTTTTATCATGTCAAGCAGCTTACGGTTCGCGTCGCCAGTCTGGTTTGCCTGTGTTGCGCCTGCTTCCTTGTCGGAATACTTTTTTAATTCAGCATTTGCCTGATTTATTTTTCTGGTCAATTCATCCCATTCATCTGAGCCCTGCTTGTCAGATCCCAACGCTTTTCTTGCTTTTTCCGCATCATCCTTAATCTTTTCCCAGTAAGCATGGTTCTTGACTGCAGCTGTTCCGGTGGTTTTGTTCAAAGAGGCTATCTGTTCATCGATGCCTTTGATCTGGGACTTTACAGCACCAAGATGAAGCCGGTCATTGGCACTTTCAAAGTCATTTTGAGCCTTACCGATCTTTTCAGTCAGTTCTTTTTCCTTTTGTAGGAGATTGGTACGCTGCACTTGAAGATCCATTCTCCTTGCCTCAGGGTTTTCCTGATAGAATGCTTCTTTCTGGATTCGGGCAATTTCATCGATTTGCCCCTTTAATACCTTCGAATCTGCAAGGGTCTGACCAAGTTGTTTTCGATAATATGATATCTCCGCATCATCGGCTCCATCTTTCACAAGCTCTTTTATTTTTTTCCGATATCCCTCTATGTTTTAGTCAGTTCTTCATACCTATTGCGGACGGTTTCGATTTCCACTTGGTCCGACCTTTCGGCAAACAACGCTTCGATATCTTCCGGCTTCATGGCTTTGATTTCGTCCAGTGATTTGCCTTTCAATTGTGGAAGCAGGGTCAACAATTCCTTATATGCTTTGATTTGCTGGTAAACTGTTGCAGTTTCACTTGTCAGGACGGAAATTAACTCACCACCTTTATTTTTCAATGATTCTTTCCGGTCTTTTGCTTCATTGAGTACGGCATTTAATTGCTTCTGGGCTTTTTCCATCATAGTTGTTCGGTCACGCAATGCAACAATAGCGGATATCAAACCTACAACAAGAACGGTAACAGCTACATATGGATTTTTGAGCATCGTAGCATTCAGAAGCTTTTGCGCTTTCTCAACCATCACCAGCCATTTGTATTTAGTCATTTGAGCCAGTGTCCAACCACTTTCAGCAGTCGTTACAACCACAAGAGCGGCTTTATACGCCCCGTATGTAGCAATCAGGGATGTTATCACCCGGCCAATCTTTTCATAGTTCTCAGCGACGGAAATGCCCATCTTGTACATGTCCGTGATGAGTTTTTCACCCTTTTGGCCCATCTCGTTATATGTATCCTGCCATGCACCCTCCAGTTGCGCCTGTAAACCTTTGATACCTTCGGCTTGTTTTTGCGTCATTCCATAGAATTTGCCACCCTCGGCCGTGGCGGATGCAAAGGCATCGGCAACCATTTCAGACGATATTGCCCCGGACTCCATTTCTTTTTTAAGGTCTGCAATAGATTTCCCGGTTTTTTCAGACATGACGGAAAGTGGATTGAATCCGGCGTTGATCATCTGCAGAAGATCCTGGCCCATCAGCTTGCCGGTAGAGGACATTTGAGCAAAAGCGAGTGCGAGGGACTGGAAACGCTGTTCGCTCCCCATCGAGATATCGCCTAACTGTTTAATGGTTGGGATCACCTTTTCGGCTTCGACATTAAAACCGAGCAATGTTTGAGCGGCCTGCGATACACCGGATAGGGATAGAGGGCTGTCAACCGCGAACTGCTTTATTTCGGACATGAATGCCGGCACGCCCTTTCCCCCGAGCAACACCTCGAAGGACGTTTCCAGCATCTGCATTTCGCCCCGGACGTTGATAATTTCATCACTAAAATTTTTCAACACCCCCACACTGAATGCTGTTCCTAACACCGCACCAGTGCTCTTTGCGAAATCAGATATATCCTGAATGTATCGTTTCGCCTCTTCGGAATCCTTTTTCAGACCGGAATTGTCGATGCCGGTAGCGAAGTATAGTGCACCGTCTTTGTTGATAACTCCCATATATTTTTATTGTAAAAT